TATAATTTCCACTCTGTAAATGAGTAATGGTTTTGGGTTTTTCTGTTTTCTTTATCATGCACTCTAGGGGGATTAAGTCTCCCGCTTCCCCCTAAAATTCTATTTATTAATCTACTATGTAAGTGATTACACCAGATAGATCATCATCATCAGCTAAAGCAGCAATGCTTTTAACAGCGATGACTACTCCATCTCTACTAGAGAAAGTGTGATTACCACCAAGCAATTTAGTTGCCGCAGTATTACCTTCCATAGTTCTGTAGCCAACAGTATCAACATCTAGTCCGTCAACCATACCATCAACGTCAAGAGCAACGTCTGCTCCATTTGCATCTACGTAAGCTTGCCAACCTATATCTATTGTTGCTGAACCAGCAACGATATTGACATAAAATCTAGATAAACCACCTATGATTTTAATTGTTCCCGCTGGAAGTTTTCCTAGCACGATAGTTGATCCCGCATCGCCTACGCCAGCCTGGTTGTGAGTAAAGGCTAATGTTCTTAATTTTCCTTTATCCGCAGTTGTACCAGCTTTAACAGTAGGGATAGCAAGTGTTGCAGCGTGTTCTACACTATTTTGTATTGTAACAGCCATTTTCTATTCTCCTATTATGTTATTATTCGTCACAAGGTATTTGGAATACCTTTTTTTCTTCCATTCTAACGCTGCCTAAAGACATAGCGTAATAAACTTGAGTGGAATAAGACTTGTCAGCTCTTTCAGTAATGTTTGCTTTAATATCACTTCCAATACCTAATTTCATGGCATCTTCAGTATAAGCAAAAATTAATCTGTCGTCTGTGTTAGTTGCATCAAAAGGTAATCTGTTTGATGTGATAAACTCAAATCCCAAGAAAGACGAAACGTCTCCCATTGCTAATGCTTTAACAGTATTGAAATCCGAAGAAGTAACACTTGTTATAGCCAATAGATCTGCGATTTGTTGTGGCCCGCAAACGATGTATCTCTTTAAAGAAGGATCTACATCATTTAGATCAAGGTTTTTTTTCGCTGCTAAAAGTTTTGCAACAGTTAAGCCGTCAGATTGTTGGCCAGTTGCGAACTTTTGCGTTGCTGGTAACGCTACTCCAGTTGCTCCAGCTACACCAGTTGAAGCTGATGCGTTCAAAGCAGTAATGATAACATCATCGACACTTCTATTCATAGCTGCTGCTGCTGCTTTTGCGTAACTTGAAGTTGGGTCTACCAACATTCTTACTTTATCTACATCGTCAACTAAATCAGCCCACTCATAGTCAGACAAGCTTAATCTCCGTCTACTATGGGGTGTATCGATTTGAGGGGTATCTCCATGTCGACTAGTTCTAAGTTGTGCGGAAGTAACACCTACTTGGTCAAAAAATGCGTTTTTGCCATTGATAGTTTCCACGTCAACAGAACCTCTTAACTTACTTCCCATTTGTTGAGATAGCATAGTTACATTTGAACTATACTGTTCAACAAAAGAAGTTGATATTTGATTAGACATACTAATCTCCTTTTGGTTATGTTAATGTTTATGTTTAAACGGCTGATTATCCTTGCGGGTCGAAACCTAGCTTTTACATCTTGTAGATGTTAGTCTATTCCTAATGTCATTCGGGGTCTTGCGATTATCCCAATAATTTAGCTATACTGAATTTTTCTGTTCTCGTAAAGCCAAAACTTCTGCTACTGCTATTTTATGATTGGGATGATTTTTATCCCAGTAAGCAGAATTCGGAGCTGTTAATTCTCCAATATCTTTTTCAAGTTGAGCTGGTGTTTGGTAAGTTGGCCCAGAGGATTGAGTTATACTATCCTCTCCCATCTTTCCCGCCAACTGTGCAAATGCTTTTATCATAACTGGATGATCTCCTAATTTAGTTCCGTCTGCCATATTAGCATTTAACAATTCGTTAGCACCTACTGATTGTGCAAGGTTAGCAGCTTGTGATACTTTTTGATCGTATGCTTGACCCCACTCTTTTTTAAGTTCAGAAGTGCTAGCTTCTCTTGCTGCAACAGCTACGTTATCTTGTTCTTGTTGTACTTTAGACATGGCCTCATTATAAAATTGTACTACTCCGTTTGCTTGACCAGGAAGTAATCCAAGTTTATGAGCTTGGGTTGAAAAATTATTTAATGCTTCAGCATCTAGGTTTTTATCTTCTGGTAAATCATATTTATAGCCAGTAGCATCCGCTGGTCTCCCTAATTTTTCGTAAACTGCATCCCAATCTTTATCGGTAGCAAATTTATTTGGAACTGGGATTTTATCAGAGCCAACTAATTTTTGTGCATGAACATAAGATTTAGCTAAACCTTCTATATCTTTAATATTCTCTAAAGATTTATCAGCTCTTATTTCATCGGAAAGATTTGCTTTCCAATCTGTTATTACTGTCTCTGGTGTTAATGTTGTTGTTTGTGTTTCCGCAGACACTTGGCTTGTAGGCTCAACTGCTACCTGGTTTGTTTCGCTGCTCATTTATCCTCCATGGGTTTTTTATTAAGCATATTATTAATAAACAAGACTACTGATCTTGTTCCTTCTAAAAATGCACTTTCGTGACTATCGCCTTTAATATGAGACGTAGAATAAAAACTGCATCTTTTTTTTAAATCTTCCAAGACTTCTTTGCCTTCAGTAGAATTAAAAATTTGTTTATAATTAAGTTCTAGTTGTTTAAGTTCTTTACTGTCCACCTAGAGCCTTTAAAGCTGGCGCAACTTTGCCAGCACTTTCCGCTACTTGTTGTGCTTGTTGTAATTGCATTTGTTCCATTTCTTGTTGTTGTTTTTGTTGTTGTCTTTGTTGAACCTCTGCTTTAGATCTCATAATTTTTGCGGGTAAGCCTAACACTTCTTGTATGTGAGAAACTAAACCATCAATATCTATGTAATCAAAAACGGGAGCTATATTTTGCATTGAACCAAATATTTCTATTCCACGCATAACAGATGATAGCTCTTGGCTTTTTTGAGCTTTGGCTAATGGAGATACATATTCAATCTCTACATCTTGATCGCCAAGTTCTTCTGGTATTGGGGGAAGTTTATTATTTTTTAATAAAAGATTAAATGCTCTAGTGATTAGTGGCTGCAATAATTCAGATTGCAATCTACCTAACACGGGGCCAAGTAATCTCATTTTTTCTTCCGTTCTTTGCATAACTTCAGTAGCCGTCATGTTTGAGCCTTGGGTTGTCATTAACTGATCGACAAAGAAATTTTCTCTAATTGCTTTTCTTCTTTGATCTTCCATTGCTAAACCAAGTGGATTGTTTGCACCTATATTTAAAGGTTCAATTCTTTCTCTAGTACCCGATCTATAAAAGTTTAATCCGCCAGGCACAGTTCTAATCGGTAACATAAATCCATCATCGGGAACCATTAGAGGTGGATCAATTTGTTTTTGAGCTGCTTTGATAGTTGTCTTAGACATTGTGTTTAACATCTTAGTATCTGGTAAAGCATTCATAGCTGGAGATCTGCCGTAGATTTCGTTTGATGAAGATTTTAAATAACGAGGAACTACATAAGGAAATTCTTTAAATCCACTTTCTCTTAATAGTGTGCCAGTTTTTTCGTGAACATGACAAGATACCCAATCCATATTTTTATTATTATCAGAACCCATAGGTGTTTCATTGGGGTAAACTGAATGAATAATTACAGCATCCTCATAAGGAGCTTTTTCTATATCAGCAATTATAGCTCTTGGTAAATCTGCATCGGGATACATTGATGGAATGTTTTTGTTTGCAAGATGAAATCGTCTAGTCAAACTATCAACCATTCCTTTATCATTCTCAGTAATAAATATTTCTGATATGTGAATAGTTTTAAATCTTAAATCATCCTTAACATCATCGCTAATAAACATAGCAGATGTACCAAAGGCTAGTAGCTCGTGGTATAATTCAAAAATTTCTTGTTGAAAATTAGATCTAGCAAACACTTGCTGCATAATTTTTGCGCAACTCTCAAGCCATTCGTTAGCAGCATCATTATCAGCAGCCATTTGATTTCTAAATTTTAAAACAAACCATGGCGAAATAGTATTGGTTAGCATCCCATTAAGACTTGCTGACAGCAATTCAAGTGCGTGTGTGGCAGTTCCATCAAAAATTTGATCGTGACGCTTATCGCCAGCCGTATGCTTCTCTGTGATGTTTGCTTTTCTTGGCAGAAAGTAATCAGCAATTTCTTGCCAATGATTTTCCCAGGTAGCTCTTTGTGCTTTAAGAGATTTGTATCTCTCCATTACCATTTTTGCTTTTGGATTATCTGCCATTATGCTCCTACCTTCTTCATTGCGGTTTTGTGTGATTTTGTAAAACTTGTTCCTTTACTCATAGCTGCTTTCATATCTTTCATATGTTTTTTAGAATGGTGTACGCTGTGTTTTTTTAAAGTTGATTTTTGTTTTGCGGTTATTGCCATTTACCCTCCGAGTAAAGTTTTTTTGTTATTTTCAGAACTATTATTTTCTGATTTTTTTTTTCTGAATAGTAATGCTTCTTGCCTTCTTGTTTCTTTTATTCTAGGAGCATTTTTTTTATGGTATGCTTCTCTACCAATTTCTTTAAATTCTTTAAGATTTTTAGCTATTGGGTTTGGTTGATCTAATGATCTAACTCTTAATACGCCTCCCATATTATCCTCCTAGTAATGATTTCTTAGATGTGGTTAATGCGTTATCGCCTAAACCTTTTGCGCCAGTTAATATTGTGCTTGATCTACCTTGTGAACTTTTCATATCAATAGTTGATGATGCTGTTGTAGCTGTTGCTTGTGATACTTCAGCTTTTGTAGGTGCTGCGTAAACTGGTGCGGGTGCTGGTGCTTGTGGTGGTGCGGGTCTAAATACTCTTGCTACTGCTCCTCCCATATTATCCTCCTAGTAAAGTTTTTTTAGTTGTAATTTCATCATCTTCTAATCCAGAAGCTGATGTTAGAATTGTTGCAG